TTCCTTTTAGATGATGGATATGAGGTATACTGTTTAGATTCTACTGCCAAAGATAGAATAGATTCTAGAATTAAATTTTCTGATTTCCCTAGAATGGATCAAGTGTGTTACGTTAACTTATGAACATTGATTATACAGAAAAGAATAAGTCTGCCTATAAGTTAAAAGGTATAGGCCCGATTTACTGTATCAATCTTGATGGTCAACCAGAGAGATGGGAATATATGGAATCTCAATTTAAGTATTGGGAGATAGAAAACTATGAAAGAATATCTGCATATGATGGTCGTGAAGATGATCTAAGTGATATTCTTGTAGGTAAGTATCCTAATGATATGTCTGGTGGTGAGATAGGATGCACAACATCACATCTTAGAGCAATGAAGCATTACTTAGAAACAAGTGATAGCCCATATGCTGTAATGATGGAAGATGATTGTAGTCTAGATCTTGTTCAGTTCTGGAACTTCACATGGAAAGATTTCTATACAAGTTTTCCTTATGATTATGATGTTGTTCAGATTGCTATTATATGCACAGGAGATATACATACCAGATTACATAAAAGATTTGTAAATGATTTCTCTACTGCATGCTATGTCATCAGTAGATCACATGCAGAGAAATTAGTTAAGTTTCATTGTAGAAAAGATAAGTATAAACTTGATCAGGGTGTCAAACCAAGAGCAGTTGCAGATGATTTAGTCTATAACTCAGGTAATACTTTCGCTATTCCTCTGTTAGTATACAGATATGAACTTGGTTCTAGTATTCATCCAAATCATATAGATGCTTTCCATAGAGGAAACTATGAAGCCCAAACAAACTTCTGGGCACAGAATGGATCTAACATAGATATCCGTGATTATATGAATTATGACCCTTATTTGGGTAGGATAACCGAAAACTCAGCTGCCCAACAGTGACGGCCAGTAAATTGACTGTAACATGTTGACACGTTTTTGGGATTCTGATATACTAAATAAATTCAACTGTCACATGTGACAGTTTGTTAATGTCGAAGGGCCCGAAAGATCGTAACCCTGTGGCGAATGTAAAAACTATCCTCTGTCGGGGATGGTATCATCCGCAGGGATAACTCTGCGAGAAAATAAACAATACAAATGTCTATCAAGTCTAAAATTGCAGCTCTTGCTGCCTCTCCGTTCCTATTCGCTGGTGCTGCTTTTGCAGGCCCATATGTCAATGTAGAGACAAACTCTAACTGGACAGGAGATGATTATACATCTACTTCTACAGAATTACAACTTGGATATGAAGGAAGCAACTGGTATGTATCTGGTGGCCCTATCGTATCTTCACCTGACAATGGTGAGTCTTCAACAGACTTCATCGGTTATGTTGGTGGATCTTTAGATCTAACTGAGTCAGTTGGTGCATATGGCGAAATCTCTCTACTTACAGATGAGACTGCAGATAATGCATACACAGTTAAAGTTGGTGCTAAGTATACTTTCTAAGTTTCAGTAACAACCTAATCAAGGCCTCTACATAGTAGGGGTCTTTTTTATGTAATGAATTTACTCAAGCATCCATTGTTTCAGATTAATATGATAATAGTTTGTTCTCTTGTATTCATAGAGCTATTACATGTCAATTATCACAGAACAGCACCACCTTGCCCTGTGCAGCAAATAGAAATGGAAGATGATTGGTAAGTAACTGTGACATAATTGTTACAACAAATACAGAAAGCAGGTAGAAATACCTGCTTTTTTAGTGTTTTCTGATATTTTTGTAAAGTTTTGTTGACAAAACTTTAGATTTCCTATATAATTATGTTACGTTACTTAATAAAACTTAAATGACTGTTACAACAGAATCAGGTGGAAGACAAAACGCTTTCCCAAATGAAACAAGACCTTACATTGACGAAAGTGCTTCCTATGAGGGCTATCCTCAGAACGCTGAGAAAGTGAATGGTCGTTGGGCAATGATCGGTTTCGTTGCACTTATCGGTGCATATGCCACCACAGGTCAAATTATTCCAGGTATCTTCTAATGCAAGGTAATTACTGGAAAGTAGCAGAACAAATGAATGGTAGACTTGCCATGATGGGTTTGTTCGCAGCCGTAATCAATTACGGATTCACTGGTTGGATTATACCAGGCATCTTCTAAGGAGACTTAGATGAAATTTAAATCACAATTCACAATTCAAAAAGGAACTAATCTCATGACACCAGAAGCAGAAAGATTTAACGGTTGGGCAGCAATGCTTGGCTTCGTAGCAGCAGTAGGAGCATATGCTACAACAGGAAACATTATACCAGGTATTTTTTAATGTCAAACGAAACAAAAACAATTGAAAGAGAAAAGTTAGTTGCTGAGAAACTTAACGGCAGACTAGCAATGCTTGGCATCATCGCAGGAATCGGTGCTTACTTAACAACAGGTCAACTCATCCCAGGCTTTGTATAATGAAAAACAGAGACATTTTTGAGCAAGCAATAGGTAGACCCGCTATGATGGGATTCGTTCTATTATGTGGTGTTTACCTAACAACAGGTCAACTAATACCAGGTATCGTATAATGAACAGACATCCAGTGCCATTAAAAGTTGTGCCATACATCTTCGCGATGGCATTGGCATCTAGCACATTTACTAGTGTATTTGCATAAAACTTTACAAAACTAAATAATTACTGTAACATAAATTTACATGGGCGAACTTCAAGCAGTTTCAGAAATATCACCGTTCACAGCCATCATATGGTGCTTATACCCAATCGGGATACTAGTTCTAGCAGAATTAGTTCTTAGAGCAAACGATGATGATGACGATGATTTTCAAGGAGGAAAGGGTGTTAGAGCTGCACAACCAGTCTATGCACCATCAGGAGCATAATGGATTTTTCTCACCCCTACTGGAAGTACGCTGAAAAAGTAAATGGTCGTTTAGCGATGATCGGAGTTTTAATCTTATGCCTCAAATCGTTTTTTTAATTATAATAGGATGCTACACTGTGTTTAACGCAGGGTCGTATGTGATATCATGATATTCATATCAACAATACTCAATTCAATTCCACCAGGTTCTAGGGATCTGGTGGAGTTTAGTTTTTTCTTAGCAGTAGGAGTAACTGCAGGTTCTTTAGGTTTATTGTCATGAGCTCAACTCAAATCTTACCAATGTTTTTGATGATACTATCAGGAACAATCATGATGACAACACTTTTCGTTGTGATGATGGATTCAATGGAAGCATAGGTCAATGGGATTAGTAACAAATACGTCAATGATATTGGGTGAAGTAGTATTAGCATTTGCAGTATTTCTATTCATGATGTATAATATGAGAGATTAGTATATTCTAGAATCATGCAAAAAATTGTAAACGCAATTGCTATCGCATCGGGTGCGGTATCTCTTGCTGTTGTTGGTCTAGGTGGATACGTCTTCATTCGTAAGGATGCCATCATAGATAACGTGAAAAGTAAAGTAATGGAGTCAGTTTTACCAGGTGGTCTTGGTAATCAGGTGGTGGAGCACTTGGTGGATTAGACATACCTTCTCTTGGAGCACCAGAAGCTGATGCACCAACAAGACAGGCAGAACCATCAGCACCTTCATTTCCAACATTACCCTTCTAATGGTTAAGATCAATATATAAAGTAGATATATATTGATTTCATGACTGAAGAAGTAAAAAAGGAAGAGGTCAAAAAGAAAGGCCCTCTAGAGAAATTAAAAGAATTTTCTCATGATAAAGAAGAGCAGATGGAAATCTTCTCAACCTTTGTGAGACTTGGTATTTTGATTTGGTCTGGAGGGATTTTAACTTTGAACTATGTGGCCATACCAAACTTCCCACAAAAGAATATTGATCCGACATTTATCGCTTCGGTATTCACAGGAGTTTTGGCCAGCTTCGGCATCCAGACAGCAAAGAACAAAAATGCAGCTGCTGGTGGTGGCGGTGCAAACATATCTAAGAAAGATATGGAGATGCTTATAGAGAAAGCAACTCAAGCAGCACCTG